AATCAGAGTAGCGTTTCTCTTTGAAATTGGACGACCATTTCCCGTTGACCCTGCAGAAGTGCAGCGTGTTGCGTCTGAGTTTCAAGAAGAGTACGAAGTAATAAAGTACTTGACCTATAGAAAGTACGTGAGTAAAAGGATGGCATTTGCATTTGTGAAAGATGGATTTATACATATGCATAATGATTTTGTTCCTCATGAAGCTTACTCGCGTCTAAAGCCTCTTAGCATGCTCCATGTTAAGGTAGATGACTGTAACTGTGACTTGAGCGTTACTATAATTGACAGTAATTTTTGTACCAACAACCATTATGTTGTTCATAGAAATCCTTTACATTGTTCAACACAAGATGAGATGTTTCGACAGGCGTTTTCACAAATAATAGAGTCTTGGGAGTTGAGCGATCATGTGCTATCTAACATTCAGTTCAGTGACAAGTCTGATGTGTCAGAACAAAAAATTAAGACTATGTTGCCAGTTAATCAGCAGAATGTTCCGGAGTATTTTAGCCACAAATCACGTCCTCGTGACCAGAAGATGTTCAGGTGTAAAGATGTTATGAAACTGTATCGAGCATATGACATTTATTACTTCAACAAAGTTCTAGGTATACCTGTTGATAAGGAATTTCTTAAACATAATGTTTGGAAGTGTGTTAAAGATTATACTGGTGAAATAATATCCCCTGGGTTGCAATGGGATCATGTTGGCACATCATTGAAGTCTATGTCGATGATAGAGTTGTCATATTATAATAGAACTTTTACTGGGGATAAGAATGGAGCTTTTGTTTACTTCTCCTGTGAAGGCATTTATCCCAATAAAGTGCCTATATTAATCGAAAAGTATAACAAGCCTACACATCAGCTTAATGAGAAGTTCCAGAAGATACTATATGTAATACCTGAAGCATTAAAGTTTATGTATAAGTATATGGATTGTGAAAGAAAGAAAGAGACTGTTATATTAACGATGGAAAAGCTTCATAAGTGGTTAGATATGATGGCCTATCCTATGAAGTCTTCCTCAGGTATTCGGCCAGGTCTTAAGACTGGAGAGATGGAACGCGATGGAATAACCTATAAGCTATCCGTCAATGGAAAGAAGCTTGAACAATCGGAGTTTCTTAATGAAATAATCCATGCTAAAATTGATGAGCTGGCAGTTGATAAGGATGTGGATCTTCAGCATCCCTTTCCCTGTGTCCAGGTGTCTTTGAAAAATGAAGTATTTCCGATTGATTTTACTGCAAGTCTTAAAGAAAGAGCTGATGAACAAATTAAGCTCAAGGACAAGACAAGAGTTTTCTTTATCCCAGAATTCGGTGATTTCAAGTTGTTGGGGTTGACGCAAAATATTCGTATGTTGATGGAGCGTGATGGCAACTTGATTTATATTGGATACAAGCCTTTTCACGGAGGGGCCAATAACTTAGCAAACAAGATGCGATGGTTTGACCCTAGTATGTTTTGGTATGATGCTGATTTTAGGGGACTTGATACAACCATTAAGATGCACTTGCTTGCCTTGTATATGGTCATGGCGAGTTATTATATAGATAAGAAAGGTTCAGAAGAGGAGGCAATAAGATCATTCATGCGAATGCTTAATATGTCCACATCAAATTTGTGTGTGAAGCTTGTTCACATATTTGGAAAGGTGTGGCGTATTATATTCGGGACAATGCCTTCAGGTTCATATGTAACGTCTCATGGAGATTCTTGGATAGTGGGACTTATTTTCTTTATCTATTTTATCTATTCCGGAATGAAAAATCCTGAGTATTATGGAATAATACTTAACCATCTTATGTGTGGATTACTTTTGATTATTGTTTATGGAGATGACTTTTCACTAGGAGTTCACAAGGCCTTGATTAAGTTAATAAATATCGAGAGTTTTGGTCAGTGGGTTAAAGATTTCTTGGAAATGGAATTGCGTAGTATGCGTACGATAGAGCGCTTTCTTAGCGTACCAGATGGTATGGGTGGTCTTAAATACACGGGTGCGGTTTTTTTTGCAGCGCGTGTTTGTTGATCGCGATCTTGTTACAGATCGTAAAGATTTGCCAAAAGTTTTACCTTACAAGCCAATTCATAAACAATTACCTAAATTTCATTATGGTAAAGGTAATGTTAGAACCGATGAGGATTATCTTATGAGCTTGGTAGGATATGCTTGGGACACACAAGGAACAAATGTGGTAGCTTATAATTGTTTCAAGATGATGTATGATGAATTTCTTAAAGTGTGTTCGAAAACTTTTGAAGAGGCTCTAGATAAATTTATACTTAATATTGATGCAGACACGTCTGCTACGCGTTTGTATAGGAAGGTAGGTGTCCCACTTGAAGAGTTTAAAAAA